AAAAATGGATCGTTTTATTGACGACTTGCATCAGGCGAGGCTCGCAGACAGCGTATCAACACAACACATCGAGGTGTTACAACGGGATGTTAAAATGTCTTTTGCAATGATCAGAACCCTGAGAGACGACTTTAAAGTAATTAGTGATTGGCGCATGAGATTCGAGGGCGCGATCAAAGCGATGCTTGCTATACCAATTATGTGCACTGTAATTACAACATGTATAGCAATTTACAGTATTCTCAAATAATCTGGAGAAAGAGAATCACTGATGTCAGATATTATTATAAAAACTGATGAAATGGACGAGATCTTACAGCAGTGCTTCTTGCATACGAAAGTTGCAGCTAGTACGTTATTCCCTGAGAGATTATATCGTCCATTCACCACTATACATGATCTCTTCTTTGATTTACTAGATAGTCCATCTCAAAAGATCTGTATTGCGGCCCCAAGGGGGTTTGGTAAGACTACTCTCGGGACTATAATATATCCAGCTAAGAAGATTCTCTTTGGGGAGAGTAAGTTTATTATGCCTGTTAGTGCTACAGCCAACTCAGCTGTCTCACAAGCAGAAAATTTAAAGAGAGAACTCCTCAGTAATATAGACATAGCTAGATTATTCGGTCCTATGAAATCTGATGTCTTTTCCAAGGAGCAGTGGGTTACAGCATCAGATGTTATGGTCATGCCTAGAGGGGCAGGTCAGCAGGTTCGTGGGCAACTATATAAGTCATCCCGTCCTGACCTGATAATTATAGATGATTTAGAAACCACTGAGGGTGTTATATCTGATGAACAAAGAATAAAGACAAAGAACTGGTTCTACGCCGACCTTTGTAACTGTGTAGATAGACCATCTCCTGATTGGAAGATTATCTACATAGGCACAGTTCTTCATGAGGATTCGTTGCTGGTAGAGCTATTGGATGATCCTACTTGGGAATCAGTTAGACTTGAAATATGTGACGATAATTTCGTCAGCAACTGGCCAGACTTCATGACATCAGAGTATTGTAAAGAGCTCTATGAGGATTATAAGAAGAAGGGCCAGGCAGATGTTTTCTTTAGGGAGTATCGTAACATCCCTATCTCGACAGAAGATGCTGTGTTTAAGCCAGAGATGTTTAAGTACTATGAGGAGTCAGATGATGATTTTAACCCTAAGAACTTAGTAAACTGTGTCATAGTTGATCCTGCAAAAACAGTCCAGATGCACTCAGCTGACTCAGCTATAGTAGGAGTAGGAGTCGATAGATCTGGGAAGAAGATACATGTCCGAGACGTTATATCAGGGAAGTTTAGACCAGATGAGTTATATGATAAGACTTTTGATATGGTTAAGAGGTTGAATGCACAAGTGTTGGGGATAGAAGTAACATCCCTAAATGAGTTCATCGTACAACCTGTCAAGAATGAGATGAGGATTAGAGGAATGTTTCCTCGTCTGGTTGAGTTAAAAGCTAGAGGCCATAAGCCTGATAGAATTAAGTGTCTTGCCCCATTCTATCGCTTAGGCTACATGTATCATAATAAGGCGAATTGTACTAAGTTGGAATCTCAGCTGATGGGGTTTCCAAGATCTAAACTCTGGGACGCGATGGATGCTCTAGCGTATATTGTAGAGTTGATGGAGCTTGAAGGTGATTACTTTGACCCTCATGATGAGTATGATAATCCAGAAGATGAGTTTGAGGGTTTAGATAATGAGCCACCTATGGATATTCCTGGCTATGTATAATATTTAAACATAGGGTGATTTATGGCGCAGAAGAAGATATACTTTGGAACAGTAGGACCTTTCTTCTATGACGATGCTGATGTTGTAGGAGGAGATTTCCCTACACAAGGTCGAAAGGCTGTGTTTACAGAGGGAGAAATAGAAGCTGGTAAGTTAGAAGGGGGAGAGGTTACTTCTACTGGCCCACTGTATGGCAATCTTCAAGGGTTTAATGAGGCTCTTAAGAAATCATTTTCTTTGTGAGGAACTATGGCGTTTGAGTATAAAACATTTATAACTAATCAGGGTATAGCTAGCACTCGTGAAGAACTAATCATCAACGATGTGATTGGAGATGAGTTATATATCAGGATGATGCACGCTCATAATACTGACGATGTTGATCCAGTAACTTTGGAAGTTTTTCTAGTTCCTAATGTTGCAGATGTAGAGGGCATCTGGTCGGTATTTAGTAGGATTTGGAAAGTAACTTTGGCGGCAGGAGAAGAAGCCACGATAGAGTTTCCAGTTCCTGGTATTATTCTAGAGTATAATGATAAGATGGAATTTATCTCTGATGTGATAGATAGAGGTGTACTCACTATCACAGGAGGAAGGAATTACAATGCCTAATATAGTACAAGGTGAGCCTGGAACTTCTAATGGTTTTACTTCTGGTGATATTCCTGTGTTGGAGTATGAGTATCCCAGAAGCTTAGCCCTAGATCCTAAATCGGAACTTCACAAGGAATTAGTGAAGATGGTGCTAGAGCGAGCTAGAACTAGTCAGAGGTATATGTCTAAGAGGCATCAATCTTGGAATCAGATAGATAAGACCCTCTCTGTGTATACACCTCTATCTGACGAAGAACTTAAGTCTAAGGCCAAGGATGATACTAAACCAGTTAGTATTGTTATGCCTTATTCCCATGCGATCCTTGAGGCCCTCATCAGTTATATGCTAGCAGCCTTTTATCAGACACCTGTGTTTCAATATGAGGGACATGGCCCAGATGATGTAATTGGCGCTACCCTCATGACTAAGATTGTAGATCTGCATTGTACTCGAAGTAAGATTCCACTCGCTCTGCATACTTGGTTCAGGGATGCATTTGCCTATGGCTTAGGGATAGCTGTAGCATCCTGGAAGCAGGACTATGGGACTGTGTATAAGAAAGAAGAGAGAGGATTTATCTCTGGTATCACTAATGCTTTTAAAGCAACAGGTGAATCAAAGATAGCTTCAGAAGAAATGATTTATGAGGGAAACTATATGATTAACATAGACCCTTATAAGGCTCTTCTTGACCCCAACACAGCTATTCAAAATTTCCAGCAGGGAGAGTTTGTAGGGTGGGTAGAAAATACTAATCTCATGACAGTATTGAGCGAGGAGAAGAATGAAAAAGTTATCTTTAATGCTAGATATCTGAAGTATATGAAAGGTAAGAGAACTGCTATTACGGGCAAAGATGAATCTGGTAGATCTGCACGATTAGGCGGAGAGCCTGATGATGTTAGTACTAGTACTAATCCAGTTGATCGAATTCATATGTATATTACTCTAATTCCAAGCGAGCATGGGTTGGGAGATAGTGAGTATCCAGAAAAGTGGTACTTCCAAGTGGCTGGTGATAGCTTGCTGTTGCAGTGTAAGCCTCTGGGGCTGGGGCACGGCAAGTACCCTGCGGCAGTAATTGCGCCAGACTATGATGGTTATACTACCTCTCCTATCTCCCGTTTGGAAATGCTTTATGGATTACAAGGGACGCTGGATTGGCTCTTTAATGTGCATATAGCTAATGTACGCAAAGCAGTCAATGATATGTTTGTGTATGATCCTTATATGATTAACTCTAAAGACCTCGAGAACCCGCAAAACGGGTGGCTTATCCGTACTCGGAGGCCTGTCTGGGGGAAGGGAGTTAAGGATGCTATTCAGCAGCTGAATGTAAATGATGTAACGAGACAGAATATGGGTGATTCTGGCTTCGTTACCAGCCTGATGGATAAAGTAGGTGCGACTGACGCCTCTATGATGGGCGCCCAGCGTCAAGGAGGCCCTGAAAGATTGACTGATGGGGAATTTCAGAGCACTCGGCAGTCTGGATTCAATCGCCTGGAGCGTATGGCTAAGATAATTGGCCTTCAGGGGATGCAAGATATGGGAATGTTCTTTGCTTCTCATACGCAGCAGCTGATTACGAAAGCATCTTATGTTCCACTGATAGATGATTGGTCTCAGGCCCTATTACGAGACATGAAGCAATCTAGGGGGAAGGTAAAAGTATCTCCTATGGATCTATTAGTATCATACGATGTTATGGTTAGAGATGGTTCTATTCCTGGGGGTAATTACTCACAAGTCTGGGAGAGGATGTTTACAGTAATTGCTCAGGAACCTCATCTCCAGGATCAGTTTGACTTGGTTAAGATATTTAAACATATAGCGCGAAATAATGGCGCTAAGAATGTTGAGCAGTTTCAAAAGGTTAAGATTATGCCAGATGAGGCTGTTGCTCAGAATACCGATAAGGGTAATTTACGTCCTATAAATGCGGGGAACTTATGAGTTTAACAGCTATAGAATTTGAACGTAAGATGGAAGAACCTTTCTGGGAAGAAGTCATGGCTGAGCTGGCCTTATGGCAGATCGATATTAGAGGGATGTTAGAAGATCCTGATGCTGATGACGATATTAAAACTGTCAGTAGGCTTCGAGGCAACTTAGAAGCAGTAGCCCATATGGTTAACTTGCCAACCGTGCTCTTAGAGCAAAAACAGCTGGATGAAAAGTCAGCGGAGGTACCAAAAGATGAGTGAGAAAGCCCTTGAAACTCCCGTAGTTGAGACCCCTGTAGTTGAGACTCCTGGCCCTACGACAGTCGCTAAAGATGTTGCAGATTTCCTTGAGGCTCCAAAAGTAGAGGAAGAAGAAGATGATGATTTTAGCTTCTTTAACCCTCCGATAGAGGAGCCTGTTGTAGAGGAGACTCCAGCTGTGGTAGAGACTCCAGAGGGTGATGTTCCTGCTGAGACCCCAGTTGAGACCCCAGTTGAGACTCCTGCAGTAGTTGAGACCCCTGTCACACCTGAGACTCCTGAGACTCCTGTCGTGTCTACTGAGATGCAAGCCGTCCTGGATTCGAATACAGCCCTCTTGGCGCGAGTGGACGAGCTAACTCAAAAGTTAGCAAATCCCCCTGCAGAGACTCCTGTTACTCCTGCAGCCCCTGATACTTCAACTACTCCTAAGCCAGGTGCTCAGGATTCAAATTATGACATTGTCGGGGACGATGACTTAGATGAGATCCTTGCCGATAAGAGTCGCTTTAACGAGATTATGAATCGTGCTATTAACACCGCAGTGAATTCTTCCCAGGAAGGCCTCCTGAGAGCAATGCCATCTGTGGTACAAGCACAGGTTCAACAGCAGAAAGTTCTCCAGACCTACGTGGATGATTTCTACACGGAGAACACAGACCTGGTTGGTGTGAAGACTACCGTTGGGGCACTTACCAACGAAGTCTACAGTGAGCATCCTGATTGGACAATAGATCAGGTGTTCTCTGAGACGGCTACCAGGACTCGGAAGATGCTGGGATTGGTGAAAGTAGCAAAGGGGGAAGCTCCTCCTACTACTCCTACTACCCCAGCAGGGCCTGTAGAGACGCCCGCACTACCATCGCAACCAGGCGGTGGGGGTCGGAACGTGGCAGCCCCTCTCAAAGGCCAAGATAAGCACATTAACGATGTACTGTAATTAACCCCGCTTTATAAGGAGCTAGACGAAAATGGATGCTGCTTTTTTAGGAATGAGAGGAACAGAAGATTGGAGTGATGCTGCATTTCGCCCGAAGGACTGGCGCGAGACAGTTTTATATCTCTACCCCAACGGTGATGTTCCCCTTACCGCTCTGACCGCCGTCATGAAGACGGAACGTGCTAGTGATCCTGAGTTCTATTGGTTCACTAAAGGCCTGCCTCAGCAAGGTGGTGATGTAACTAGTATCTTCACCGATATTACTACATGGCCTAATTCGACTGCTTATACCGGTGGTGGTAGTTCTGCTGATGTACTATACGTGCAGGTCCCTCTGGCTGTAGCTCAGCACTTCAAGGAAGGTCACATTGTCTTGTTGCGTGATTCTTCTGATCCAAACGTGGATTGTATTGCACGAGTTACCGGAATCCTCCTGTCGGCCGCAAATAGCCGACTAACCGTGTCTCTGCTGGAAGATGACGATAACTCATCTGCTGGCGATTTGTCCGATTGCGACACCTGCCTGATCGTTGGTAACTCCAACCCTGAGGGCGGTGGCATGCAAGATGCGATCTCCTATGATCCTGTCAAGTACTACAACAAGACACAGATCATGCGCACCTCGCTGGATATTACCCGTACTGCTCGGCTGACCAAGCTTCGCACGTATGACCAGTACAAAGAAGCAAAGCGTGAGTGCTTGGAGCTGCACTCTCTCGAGATCGAGAAGGCCCTATTGTGGGGAATCATGACGGAGGTCACAGGTGCAAATAGCAAGCCTGAGCGTACCACGAAGGGCCTGATTTCCTGGGTCCGTGAAGCTTCTGCAGACGGTGCTACCATTGCCGACTATGGCACTGATGACGTGTATGCTGCTGAGGCTGGTATCGGTGGCAAGACCTGGGCTCAAGGTGGGGTTGACTGGATGGATAACCTCCTGGAACACATCTTCCGTCATGGCGGCGATGAGCGTATGGCTTATGTAGGTTCTGGCACCATCCTGGCGATCAACAAACTGATCCGTGCGCAGAGCTCGACGCGTTTCGAGATCAGCACCAAGACCGGCGCCTACGGGATCAAAGTCACAGAGTGGGTTACACCTTTTGGCACTGTCTACATGAAGCGTCACCCTCTGTTCTCTTATGAGCCGACCAACCGCTATGCTATGGTCGTGTTTGATCCGAAAGATCTTCGTTATAAGTACATTACTGACACTACTTTCTATGGCCAGGACGAGAAGAAAGTCTCGACTTCCGGCGATCGTATTGACGGGACGAAGGAAGAATTCCTGACTGAGATGGGTCTGGAGTTTCATCATCCTGCAAAGACTGCTTACATTACCGGATTCGGGAATGATAACGCAGCATAACAATGGCAGGGTATAAGATGTAATACGTGGGGCGGGGAGCTCCGGTTCCTCGCCCTATGTTTAAATATTATACAAAGGATTTGACCATGAACTTAAAGGAAATTAGAACACAGCTAGTCACTTTGTCAGGACGGATAGATCTCGTTGAGGATGAGGTTGGCTATGTAGATAATGGTGCTGACTTCTTTATCCAAGAAGGCTCTAAGTTCCTGGATCGTCGTGCAGAGATCACAGAGTCTGAGGCATCTAAATTTGTCACTGTGGCAGAAGAAGATTTCTATGTCACCTTTGATCTGTGCAGGGCTATCCATGAAGTCTGGTTCTATGATGCTAATGGTAGAGTAAAACTGGAGGAGGCTACTTCAGATAAGCTAAAGGGGTTATTTCCTCAGTTGCTGACTCAGGACAGGACAGGAGTACCTGCTTATTATCTCCCTATTAACGTTCGAGTAGTTGATGGGTCTGACACTCCACCAGTCGGCTTTATGAATTTTGTAGATATCACGGGAGAAGATGTAGATGGTATTCTTTTTCCCCCTGTAGATAGAGCTGGCACTCTTGAGATTGTCGGGAAGTTTTATTCTTCTCCTTTGACACAGGATACTAGTACTAATTACTGGTCTGGGTTACACTCTATGCTTCTTATATGGGCTGCTCTATATCATTTAGAGATCTCATATCGAAATACTGAAGGTGCAAAAGATTGGATGTCTGCTATTAGTCTTACTTTAGATGATCTATTTAAAGATAAGGTCGAGCAGTCTTCGCATAATCTTCGCCAAATGGGAGGAAGAGAAAATGACTGAGCTTGAGGCTCTAAAGGAGCAAGTTGTGAAGATGCATAGAGCTATTACGATGCTGAATCGTAGAGCTTCTAATCACATTGTAGGAGCTGTGCCTCCTATCCCTATCTTCATGTTTGTAGAAAAACCAGATGAGAATGGCAGGATTATGAGACTTATCCTACCTGCAGATGGTAAAATTACAAGGGTATGTCTGGGGATTGAATCTTATGAGTTAGATGAGTTTGTAAACTTCACTGTGCGTTTACAATCTGTGGATAATACACAAGAGAAATCTTTTGCTACTAAGCGTACAACGTTAGTTCAGGCACTTGACCTAGATGTGAAAGCAGGGCAGATGTTCTCTCTTAGTGTAGACAAACCTTTGGCTATCGCTGGAGTTGCTATTAGCTTTTTATACCAGACAGTATTAGGTGACTCTGTTAAAATTATGATAGACTACGATTCTCTAGGAATAGGTGATGAAGGAATTCGTGAGCTCATTAGATGATGAACTGTTAGTAGGCCTTAGGGCGTATGCTAATAGGCCAGCTAATTCAGCTGGATTATCTGAACTATATAACCTCGAGCCTGGGGCTGAAGGACTAGAGGCTCATGTGCCTATAGTTGATCTCGGGTCTGTAGATTGGGGTGTAGCAGTAGCTCTAACTCCTGCAGCAACCACTCGGGATATTACACTGATAGTGAAGGATTATGTCTCAGAGGATGATGTAGATGGGGCAATGGTCACTGTGGATGGAGTCTTTGCAGGGACAGCAGATATTAACGGAGAGCTTACTATTATAGGTATAGCGATAGGTGGGCATTCTATTAAAATTGCAAAGGCTGGATATTTAGATAGTGATGCAGACTTCTTGTTGAATGATTACTTTGTGGTGACCTAATGGCAGATGACGATAAGAAATATTTTAGGCTACGTAAACCTGGAGAGTCTCTAGACCCGGTGCCTCCGTCTAAATCTTTTAGACTCTTTATGAGGGATATAGATGAGCCTGACGCTGAGGATGCTGATGTTACTATAGAGTTCCCTTTGAAGAAGCCAGGAGATGGTGTTCCTCTGTTTCTTGAGATACAAGAAGATCAGCTATGTTGTGAGAGAGCAGATTATCAATTCTTATATGGATATAATCCTAATAGGATATCTCCAGGGGGATCAGTTATTATCTCTCTAGTAGGGGGATGCCCTCCTTATACATGGTCTATAGTAGGAGGAACAATAGGCTATACGTTTAATGTAAGTGTGACCTCTGTCCCTGTTAATGTTCTTACTGCTGATAATGACCAAGGTAAAGGAGATATAGTAGTACAAATAGTAGATTTCTGTGGGACTGTCGTTGTAGGGAGTGTGCATAATCAAGGTATTACATCAAGTATGTTTGATGGTCTGATGAATTCCCTATATGGTTATCTAGATGAATCTTATCTGGGTCAGTTACTATTGGAGAGGCTAGATGGGATTGAGGTAGCTAACGGTAGGATAGACCTTTTTGATGGCTGGAAGACTATTACAGTTGATCCTACTCTAGATGGATACGGAGTTAGGATAGGTGACGCAGAGGTTGCTATAGATGCTGTAAATGGTGATATCTCTCTGATGACAGTTGATATTAATACCTTAGAAGAGATGCTAGAGACTCCTGTAACAGGGATAAATGCCCTCGTTGCGGCTGCTCAGATTGATATAGCTACTAATGCAGATGATCTAGGCGCGTTAAGTGCTAGTATTATAGATACTGTTAACATAGTAATAGCTAGTGACCCCACTATAACAGGACTTGAAGAGGATGTAAATGGTGTAGGAGGTTTAATTACAAGAGTGGGCGTAGCAGAAAGTACTCTCTCTACATGGTTCGACCCTGTAACTGGTAGCATCTATGCCGGATTCAACGTGAAGGTAAATGCAGATGGTGTTATATCTGGGTTTGGCCTCATGAGCTATGGTCCTAATTTAGAGACTGGTGATATAGGGCACAGCGAGTTTATCATATTAGCAGATATGTTCATGATAACTATTCCCTCTGTAGGCGGCGGGGCTCCTGTTATCCCATTCGCTGCTGGGATAGTAGATGGTGTTGCCGCAGTCGTGATACCTAATACTCTGATTGGAGATGCTAGTATTACGAATGCTAAGATTGATAACCAGATTAGGTCTACGGCAGAGGGTTCTACAGGCCTGCCAATGTGGGAACTTAATAAAAGTGGCTCTTTGATACTAAGGAGTCAAGCTGGTGATATTATTTTGCAGTCTGGAGGAATGTTAGATTGGGATAATATATCAGGTGCTAATAAGGCTTCTGATGGTGCTGATGTTACTGGGGATAATACGGCAGCCAACATTGCAGGGCAAGGTTCACTTGCCATATCTGATAGAGCTGACTT